ACGGGCACCCCCGTGACTTCCTTCCTCGTCATCTGCGAGTAGGGATAGTCGGGAATGGACATCACGACGCCAGCCGCTATCTCGTTCATGCGCCAGTTGCGGCTCTCGCGCGTGGTTAACAGGTCCATCAGCCATTCTGCGCAATCACCCTCGTGCACTGCCTGCTGGATGTTGAACGTCGGCCAGCCCGGCCGCATCGTAAACTCCAGGGGCCACGGGGTGCCTTTCTCATCAATGATGCAATTCACATCAACATACCCGACATAGTCGACACGCGCTAGGGCTTCCTCCAACGGTTGCAGCACCTTGCGTGCTAGTTTGGACGCCCTGACATAGCGCAGCACAGTGCCTTGCTCGCCGGTCGCCACTCCCATGTCGTCATTCATCAGCTTCTTGAACTCGAAATTCTCGCACCAACCGGCACGGAAGCCGCCGCGCCCGTGCCAGCCGCCCACTGCCATCTCGATCCCCGGAATAAACTCCTGCAGCATGAAGGCGCCAGGGAGTTTTCCCAGCTTTTTCCAGCGCTGCAGCATGTAGACCATGTCTTCCGGGGAGTTGGCGCAGTAGGACAGCGCCTTGTTGGGCACGCTGCCGTCGATCACTTTGGAGACGAAGCGTCGATCCTCGCGCTTCACATAGGCGATCGCGCTATCATAATCTTTAAACTCTTTATAGGACGGCACTTCGATGCCGGCCTTTTTCAGTACCGCCATGCCAGTGGCGCGGTTAACTTCCCACTCTGCGCTCTCGCAGGTGGCACCGATGATCTTGACCCCGTGTTGTCGGTAGCGATCGAGGTGGGCGGTGTACGTGGTGTTGTCCGACATGAAGACAAGGTCCGCCCACATGACCCATTTGCGATAGTCGTCGGTGACGTGCACAAGCCCCTTGCCGATGTTCTTGGTTTTCTCGGTCTGACGGATGCACAGCCGCACCTCGTGCCCGTCGCGCTGGCAGCGCATGGCGAAGTCGAGGGCATGGCCGGGCGGGTCGCTTATAACAATGCGCATGTGTCACACAGATGCGGTCTCTCCCCCGACGTAGGCCGCGGCGTTGCACCGGGGTGCGGGATGAACCAGCCTCGCTTGCGCAGCGCGTCAACGAAGTCGAGCGGGTGCCGGATTTCGGGCACGTCGTTGGTGACGGTCTTGCCGCAGCGCGAACACGTCTGCGACATCGGGATGATGGCGCCTTCGGGCCAAGGGCTATCCACCATTGACGGCCTTCGGAGGAATGGCGCTAAGGGGTCCACCAACATCCGGCACCTTCGTGGAAACTGTAGATAAAGGGGCGTTGGAGATACGGTTCAACGCGGCGCGTGCAGCCTGCAGCTTCTTGGCTTCGCCGGCAAAATAATCTTCCCAGCCCTGCGCGATGGCATCGCCTTGCGTCTGCAGCGCGCGCTTGGCGCTATTGAGCTTTTCAAACCGGACGTTGTGACTGGCGATGATACTGTCGATATCACCGGAGAATTCGTCGAGAGCGGTCATGTCATTCACCTTCGTAGAGGTTCTGCTGTCGGCGCTCGTAGTTTTCCTTCGTCTTCCACTTGCGCTGATTGATGTTTTTCATCATCGCATCGAAGCCTTCGGGGTCCGTCAACTGCCGCGGTGCCGTGCGAACACCTAGAGCGCTTTCAACCACGTTGAGATTAGACCCTGCTTTCTTGCCCTTGGCAATCTGGCGAAGCGAGATCGGACCCAACTGCTCGCCAGCATAGTTCCAGAACGCCTGCAGCCAGTTGGGCGCGTTCTCCACGCCTTTGCCAGGAAAGATTGGATCGCCGCGCCAGTTCTGGTTGGTGGCAATCTCCTTGACCATGCGCGGTCCGGTCGCCGCCTTGTTAGTGAGCTCGTCAACTGGATGCTCAATGAAGCCAAACACGTCTTTCATGTAGCCCGGCATGATCAGCCGTTCCGGTTCGCCGGTCGCAGCATCGGCGCCGCCGGTCCGCGGCGCGATCAAGTCCTGAAGGCTTTGCGGAGGCTCGCCGGTCTTAAGACCCTGGTAGATCGCAGACAACGTGCCGTAGACGATCGGCAGCGCGATGGCGTAGTCCATCTTGGTTGTCCAGCGTCCTTCATAGGGTCCGGTGCCGGTAGGGGTCTTGAACGGCGCGCGCAAGACATCGCGGGCGGCACCGCCGAGCTCGCGCACGTCGCCGCCAATGAACCAGGACCATGATCGCAGCGACAGCATGCCGATTTGCTTCAAGGTCTTATCGACAAAGATGTTGTCCTGCACGAGCTCGCCAAAGCGGTTGTCGATACTGTCCCAGACCTGACGCGCGGCTTTCACCTGTTCCTCGCGCGAAGCAGTCGGGTTTTTAGAGAGCCACGCGCTCATGTTCTCGTAGAACGCGCCGTTCTTGAGCAGCGGGATATACTTCTCGAAAATCGGTTGCGCTACCGTCGAGGCGACCCGGCCGATATGCTTGAAGGCAACCTTTGTGGTGCCGCTGAAAGGCGCGCCCATCATCTCGGCCCGATCGGCAGACAACTGCCCGCGCAGCGCGCCGCGCTTCATGGCGGTCCAGTACGAGCCGGCGGAAGAGAAATTATAGTCAGGCGCGTGCTCTGCTCCCTTGGCCCGGCCGCCGGCCGCGGTCAAAAGATCAGTGATCTTCTGCATCTCCTGCGAGCCTGGCGACAAGCCAAGGTAGACGTTCTGCACCGTCTTGCCCTTCATGGCGGTGCCAACTGGCGCCACGGCTGCCTTGCCGGCAGATTTCAACGCCTCCACAGGCTGGCCGGCGCGCAGATAACCGATCGAGTTGGCGACCGAGTTGACCATGCTTTCCTGCATCATCGTCAGGGCATGATAACCAGAGAACGAGAGCTCTGCCGCCGTGATCGCGTTCGACGCCTTGCGCGCGCCTTCATAAGCTTGTCCGAGGTCTTCATTGATACCTGCGATGCCGCGCCCGATCCAGTTGTTATAGATGCGCGCAAAACCTTCCGGGGCATACGCCTGCGCGCCGGCCGCGTTGGTCGAGCCGCGCCCCTGCAGCGGCTTCCAACCATCGGGGACCTTAAAGCTGTTGGGGTGTCCGCTGGCGCCCATCACCTTGGGGAAGATGAACTTGACTTGCCCGTTGTTGCGTGCGGTCTGCAGCACTTCCTCCGCGGCGATGAAGCGATCCATGCTGGTCACGTAGCGCATGGTCGCCTCGATCGGGTTGGTAGTGACCGGGGTCAAGCCTTGCGCAAGACCGTCCGCGATCGTCAGCACCGTGCGCGCTTTCAGCGAGGCGCCCGAGCCCTGCCGTGACATGCCGCCACCTGGCGTGAGGTTGGCTGCGGCGCCCGGTTCTTTCCAGAAGTGCGGAAAGTAGTCCTCGACGAACGCCATCTGAGTGTGCGACGGCATCGCTTGCAGCTTGCGCATCCGCTGCTCGAAGGCGTCTTTGAGGGTATCAGCGAGGTCTTTCAAGCCGGGATGGCGCAACGAGAATTGGCTGTAGGTGGTGCTGCGCCCCTCCACGTAGTCGATAAAGTTGAAACGGTCCGCGTCCGGCATGGCGTTGACCATGCGCCAGGCGGGCTCTAGCGCCTGTTGCGTCTTGGCGGTGTCGCGCGCCGCCTGTCCTGAGAGCTCGCGGATCGAGGCAACTGCGGTCTTGGCTGCGAGGTCTACCGTTTCCGGGCTGGCGACTTTCTCCAGCACTTGCGAGGCGTTGCGCGCAGCGGTGATCGCGTCCTGACCGATGTTAGTCTTGGATAGACCGTAGCCGGGGATCGCAAGCCCCGCGGCAAACTCGCTGTACTGGTGCGGGATGCCGACGTTCTCTTCGAGCGGCTTGCCGACGACGGTGTGCAGCCCTGCGCTGATCGGAGAGCTCACGTAGCTCCCCGCGCCGAGGGCCGTCTTGAGCGCACCGCCGAGCCGCTTGCCGGGCGTGCCCATCTCGCTGATGCCCTCGCCCATCTGCTGCACGGCTTCACCGGCCTGCTTACGCTGCTCCGCGGGGTAGGACGTGATCGGTTCCATCGCCTTGGCGATCCAGCCCCCGGAGGACGGCGCGCCAGTTTGCGGAGGACCAGCCTGCACGGGCGGCACCGGGGCTGTGGCGACCGGCTTCCATCCGCCACCTTCAGCCGGCAGCGGCGTGACGCTCTTGACGCCCCAAGGCTTGCCGGTCGGTGACAACGGTCCGAGGTTCGGGCCGGAATAGGGTTGGTCTTCGGCCATTACGGCACCTGTTCAGGCTTGCCGTTTTTCAGCGTCCACTTCTGGCCGTTCTCAAACGTCGTGACTTGTCCTTCCTTCAACTGTGCAACAGCTTCAGGAGGGATCGCTGCACCGGACGGCGTTCGGCTTGGCGCTGCGCCTGGCTGGGGAACGCTTGAAGCCGCAGCACCGCCCGGTGGCGATCGGCCAGGTTGCTCCCGTAACCTAGCGATCTGCTCATTGTACGCCATGTCAGCCTGGTCGAGCAGTTGCTTGCGCTCTGCCGGCTTCAAGGTGTTGGTCGACGAGTAGGCTTGGATGCGCGTGCGCACATGCTTGTCCTGCTCGTCAATGAGAGCTTTGATCTGAGCCGCGCCTTCCTTGCGTCCCGACGCCTCGAAGCGCTGCATGGCCTGCTGCTTTTGCTGCTCCAGGCGCGCCCACGTGGTATCTGTGCGTAGCTGCAACGCCTGCTCTAGGCGCTGCTCGCGCTGCTGAAATTGTTCGGCCTGCTGATCCAACCGGCGGCCGGCAAGCCGTTCGCGTCCCTCGCGCGCCAACGACTGCTCCGTCAAGCGCTGCTCGCCCTGTTCACGTTGCGTGCCATATTTGCGTTCGCGAAGGTCTTCCGACGTATCAAAACGTCCCTGCCGACCGGCTTCCGCCGCACCTGCACGTTGATTGCGCCCAGCTTCGGCCTGCCCGAACAACTCACGTTTGGTGGCATCCTTCGCCGTCTCGATCTCCCGCCGCGCCTCGATCGACATGTTTTTAAGGTCAAGCCGCCCCGCTTGTCGCAGCGTCTCGATCTCCTTGCGGGTCTCTGCGGACAGTGTCGCCAAATCTTTCTTGGTTGCAGCGCTGAGCTCCGCACGCGCCATCTTGCCTGCTTCCGCCCGTCCCGCGATGCCTTCACGGCTTTCGATTTGCGCGGCGGCGCGCGTGTTGCGTCCCTCTTCCGCGGTGCCGAAGAGCTCCCGCTTGGTATCGTCATGCAGCTTGGCGATATCGCGCTTGGCTGCATCGGACATCTGGTCGTGTGTCAGCCTGCCTTGTTCGCGTAAATCCGCGATTTCAAGCCGCGTTGATGCGTTGAGTTGAGCAATTTCCGTCCGGGCTTCATTGCTCAAGCGCGCAGTCTGGGCGCGGGTATCAACCCCGTACCGGCGATCGTCACTCGCTTGTCCCGCCCGCTGATTACGCCCCTGTTCTGCTATCAAAAAGTCTTGTTCGCGCTGTTGTAGTTGCTGTTCGCGTAGCTGCAACGACACCATTCGCCATTCCTGTTGACTGTAGGGCGCCATCATGCCGCCGAACTGGTTGACGGCTTCCATCAATACGTCAGGCTTAATGCCGGGATTGGCGCGCTGGATCGCTTGCGCCACCTGCTGCCAAGTGAACTGCCCTGGCTGTCCCTGTAGCCCGCCACCGCCTGGAGGACCGCCTTGAGGCATCCCTTGGGGCGGCATCCCCTGCGGAGGCATCCCCGGCGGCATGGGAGGGCGCTGCATGGGCTGTGGCGGCATCCCTGGCGGTGGGCCGCCGGGCGTCTGCGGAGGCATGGGCGGGCGCGGCTGGCCGCCTGGAGGCATCCCTGGCGGCTGCATGGGCTGAGAGGGCTGGCCGGGAGGCGGCGCTTGGGGTGCCCCAAATCCAGGTTGTGGGCCGGTGCCTGGGGGGCCGCCACCCCCCGGACCACCACCGATAACGCCTGGCGTTCCCTGGAGGATCGACAACGCGTTACCAATCGCAGCTTTAGCTAGAGCGGAGCGGTTCTCGTCTCCGATCCGGTTAAGCGCAAGTTCCCCTGCCTCGTACCCGGCAGGCGTCGACGACAGTCCTGCAAGCATCCCGCCAAGACCGCCAGCCATTGATCCTCCTATGCCGCTTGCGGCCCCTGATACGCGCTGCCGGCCACGCCTGGGTTGGCCT